TGATTTATTTGTTATTGACGGTAGTAATTTTGGAAGTATTTCAGTTCAATCACGTTTGGACCAACGAAACGAAAAAAGTCTAAAAGCAAGAGAATCAGTACAAAAACGTTGGAACAAAACACAAAATGATACGAACGTATTACAATCGAATAACGATAGTAATACTATAAAGGAAAGTAAAGTAAAGGAAAGTAAACCAAAGGAAATAAAAGTAATTAGTATTGAAGACCGCAAATTAAAATTTGCTGAAACTTTAAATTCTTTTTTACCTGTTTATGGAAAAGACCTTTTAAATAACTTTTTTTTATATTGGACCGAGCCAAACAAATCAAATACAAAAATGAGATTTGAATTAGAACGGACTTGGGAAAATGAAAGAAGATTAATTACTTGGTCAAATAATGAAAAAACCTTTAAAACGAAAAACAATGGAAAACCAAATAACACGGCACAAGGACGAGAAGATGCACTTCGTAACTGGGGACGAATGGCAAGTGGCGAAAGCAATAACGGAGGGAACTAAAATAAACACTTTAACCAACGATGAAAGTTTAATTGTTGTATTTATGTATGTTTTCGCTTTAATAGGGCTTAAAACAGAGCAAATGCCGAATAAAACGGAAACAATCGTACTGGTTAACTTTGTAAAATCAAATTATGGAGCGTTTAGGGTTGAAGAAATAAAGGTTGCTTTTGAACTCGGTATAAAAAAACAGTATCAAGTTGACATGAACCATTATGGAAATTTTTCCCCTTTGTACTTTGGTAACATTATGAATGCTTACAAAGAAAGCAGAAACAAAGTTGGTTTAGAACTAAACAGGATTGAACAAAAAAAACAATCTTTAATTCAAAAAGAGGTTACAGATTCAGAACTATTAAAAACTAATCAAGAATTCACCGAGAATGTAATCAATCCAATTTTTAATGAATACAAAAAAACTGGAATTTTGGATTTTGGAATCACAAGTCCGAAAATTGTTTATAATACTTTGATTTTTGAAAATAAGGATTATTTCAGTCTGGAGGATAAAAAACAAATTAAAATTGAAGCAATTGAAAACATAAAAAAACAAACAGTTGAAACGGAAAATCAAAAGTCAATAAATAAAGAAGATTTTGCAAAGAAAAAAGCTTTTTTAGATTTAGTTGGTGTTCCGGCACAAGTTGAAAACTTGGTGAAAAATGAATGTTATAAAATTGCAGTAAAACAAATATTTAATAAAATAAAAACACTATGAAACTAGAACTAAAACACCTAGCACCTTATTTGCCTTATGGTTTGATTTTTCACCATGAGATAATACAAAAAAATTTAACCATGATTGGTTGTGAATTTACACATGAGTTAAGAATACGATTAACAGATGGTTTATACGCTTATGATGTTTGTAAACTTAAACCAATCCTTCGACCTCTTTTAGAGCTTGAAACAAACATGGAAGATGGTCATGAGTACATTGAATTATTAAACGCAATGTATGGGGATTCTGTAACTGATTTTAATTTTATTGGTAATCGTTTAGTTGAACATACTTCGAAAGATAAAGGTATTACATTTGATAGAATTGAATATACAAATAGGACTATGCCGTATTATATAATGGAGTTTTTGTTTCAATATCACTTCGATATATTCGAACTTATTCCGCAAGGATTGGCAGTTGATATAAACACACTAGAAAAATAAACCTATAAGTTGATATTATGGAAAACAAAAAAATAAGAATATTAGTAGGATGCGAAGAAAGCCAAGCGGTTACAATAGCATTAAGAAAATTAGGACACGAAGCATTTAGTTGCGATTTATTGCCTTGTAGTGGTGGACATCCTGAATGGCATTACCAAGAAGATATATTTAAGGTGATTGATAAAGGTTGGGATATTTTAATATGCTTTCCACCTTGCACAGATTTAGCAGTAAGTGGCGCAAGACATTTCGAGCGTAAAATTGCAGACGGTAGCCAGGCTAAAAGCATTGAGTTTTTTATGGCATTAGCAAATTGTAACATACCGAAAATTGCTATTGAGAACCCGATTGGAATAATGAGTGGTAAATGGAGAAAACCAGATCAAATAATACAACCATGGCAATTTGGAGATAAAGCACAAAAAAGTACTTGCTTATGGTTAAAAGGATTACCTAAATTAAAACATACTGAAATAGTAGACAAAGGAGAATTTTTTGAATTTACTAGTAAGAAAGGCAAAAAAAAACGTATGCCGATGTGGTATTATAAAGCCTTGAAAGACGCTAAAACACCCGAGCAAAGAAGAACATTAAGAAGTAAAACTTTTCAAGGCATAGCTGATGCAATGGCGTGGCAGTGGACTAATACAATTAATAATCAATTAACACTTTTTTAAACATAGGAGCGTGGGAAAAATTTTATCCTAATTAAGCATAACACAAAGTTAACCGTCCGTTTTAATGGCGGTAATAATTAAAAATAAACCTGTAAGTTGATATCATGACAAAATCTAAACTAACTGAAAATCTTAAAAAATTAGGTTTTAAATTTACTCAAAGCGAATTTTGTAAAAAGGATTCATTTATTGTTGTTTTAGATTGCTTTCCTTATTTGGTAGAATCTGGAAAAAATCAATCTTTATTTTTTACCAGTTGGAATGAATTTATAGTTTTTTACAATAAACACAAATAAAATGAGATGCAAAGAATGTAATACCAAATTCACCCCGAAGTATTTTAATCAAAAGTTTTGCATTGAGAATGACGAGTGCTTGAAAGCCTTGTCCGAATACGCAAGGGAAAAGGAAGTTCAAAAGGAAAAAAAAGACTGGAACCAAAGGAAAACAGCATTAAAAAAGGATTTATTGACTGTTCAGGATTATATTAAAATGGCTCAACAAGTTTTTAACCAGTGGATAAGATTGCGCGATGCTGGAAAAAATTGTATTTCATGCCAAAACACAGCTAAAAAGGAGAATGCTGGTCACTATTTTAATGCGAATAATCACTGGAACGTTCGTTTTAATGAAAACAATGTTCATCTTCAATGCGAATATTGCAACACCCATTTAAGCGGAAATCTTATAAAATACGGGGTTGAATTGGAAAAGTTAATTGGACCAGAGGAATTCATAATTTTGCGCGAAAAAGCTTATCAAACCAAAAAATTCACAAGGGAGGAATTAAAAGAAATCATTGAAAAATATAAAAATTTGATAAAAAAACAAAAATAATTCATTTTTTGTATTGTTGTATTAAAAGTTATATATATATTTGTATAACAAAAGAAAAAAAACACTATGATTTCAACAAGCACAATATCAGAATTAAACGCTAAAATGGTAAAGATTGCAGAAGCAAACGGATTGACAATTGAGCAATTTAAAAAACTATCGAGAAAAAAGTTTATCGCAATGTGCAATACTTACAACAACAAATAAAAACACTATGAAAGCAGTAATCACAATTCCAAACCATTTAGCGGAGCAATTCGAAAACGACTTTAACAAAGACATGGATATTAGGTTTCCATTCCCAAACAAAGCACAAGGAGAATTTCACACGGTTTTCACATTTACGGTTGAAGACGAGGACGACGAAAACGAACTTCACACGTTTGGAAACGTGTTCAAAACAAGTAATCAATAAACATAAATAAATAAATTCACTATGACAAATGCAGTAAAAGTAATTCCAAAGCTTTCAGATTTAATTTCTGATACAGAAATGGACTTAAAAGAGAACGGTTTAATGGTTCTTTTGAACCAACCTCCTCCAGAAGATTGGCTAGTAAACCACCCAATGATTCAAGGATATAAATACCTACCAATTGAAAGGGTTGAATATCTTTTAACACGAATTTTCGGAAAGTGGTGGGTTGAAGTTAAAAACGTTCAACAGGTTGCAAATTCAATGGTCGTAACTGTTCGTGTTTATGTAACAAACCCAGTAACAAATGAAATAGACTGGCAAGATGGAGTTGGAGCACAAGCAATCCAAACCGACAAAGGTGCTGGAGCGATGGATTGGAACCACGCAAAAGCAGACGGAGTTCAGAAAGCTGTTCCAAGTGCTGAAACATACGCAATCAAAGACGCTTGTGATAAGTTCGGGAAGCTATTTGGAAAAGATGTTTCCAGAAGGAATCAAATTAATTATAATTCACTTTTAAAAGAAAAAAACAATCATAATGGAGTTACAGAATAAAATAACAGAAGGAATCCATTTGGATATGGATATAAACGTTTACCACGCTGACAAAGAATTTGTTTCAGCTTCAAGTGTAAAAGAGGGAATTAAATCAATGGCTCATTTTAATTTACAAAGAACAAAACCAAGTGAAAGAAAAAGTCACTTTGATTTCGGAAATGTTTTTGAAATTGCGCTTTTGGATTCAATAAATGGAACAAGGTTTTTTGATGAAAAGGTAATTATTTTTGATGTTGAAAATCGTCCAGAACAAACAAAAGGAATTACTTCCAATATTAACCAAGAATGGAAAAAAGGTATTTTAAACGGTTCAAAATACGTTATAGAAAAGACAGGAGTTGAAAGCATGGAAACACTTCATGAAATGCTTCAAAGTTGCATGAGGGACGCCACAATTCAGAAAGTTCTTAAAAATACAACTTATCAAGAAAGTTATTTTTGGACAGACAAAAAAACTGGATTAAAATGCAAGTCAAGACCAGATTTAAGAAAGAACGGAAAAGGAATTATCATTGATATAAAAACAACAAAAGACGGAAGCCCAAAAGCATTCGCTAAAGATGTTGCGAATTTAGAATATCCAATCCAAGCTGTTATGCAAATGAAAGGAGCAATTGAATCTGGAGCCGTTGAAAAAATGGAATCTTATTACTGGTTAGCAGTTGAAAAAGTTGCTCCGTATAATGTAACTCTTTATGAATTTCAAATGGATGATTGGCAGTTTGTTGATGACAAGTTGATTTACTACATGACTAAAATAAAAGAATCTTTGGATTCATGTGTTTACAAAGGTTATTCAGCTGAAGCCGACAACCAACTCGGAATAATTAGTTTAGAATTACCGATGTATTATAGATTTTAATTAATAAATAAAAGTAAAATGTCAAAAGCAATTGTAATTGAAGAAAAAGCACCAAGAAAATTTCTTGGAAAAACGTCAAGATTTCTTAATAAAAAAGAAAGAAATTCGGAAAAGAAACATTTAAAAGCTTATTTGCGAGGAAACAAATATTGGGCAAATGGTTTTTTTAATTTAAAACAGGGGAAATTCCCTAATTGGGAACTGGTTAAACAAGAGAACCAGTATAGAAGTGAAAACGACCTTAAAACAAAGAAAAATGTATAAAGTAACCGGAACAGTAAAATTTATTGGAGAAACAATAAATGTAACAGAGAAATTCTCGAAAAGGGACTTGGTAATAACAGACCAAAGTCAATATCCACAAGACATAAGCTTTCAGCTTTCACAAGATAAAGTTGATTTATTAGACAGCTTTGTTCAAGGCGATTTGATAGAGGTTTCGTTTAATTTAAGAGGTCGTGAATGGGTTAACCCTACAACTGGAGAAGTTAAGTATTTCAACACCTTAGACGCTTGGAGAATTGAAGGCTTAAATCAAGTTGAAAGAAACAACCATGAAGCAGAACAGGTTGCAAATATTCCAACAGTAGAAACAGTTGCAACGGAAACAGCAGAGGACGATTTACCTTTTTAAATAATAATTATTAACAAGGCTCCAGAAAAACAAACTGGAGCCATTTTAAAACAAACAAAATGACAATTCAAGAAAAAATAAATTTCTGTGAAAACATTGAAAAGGAATTACGAGGTGTAATTTCAACAGTTACCAAGTCTGGAGAGGTTACAAAGTGCAAAATATCGGTTGAAGCTGGTATTCATCCAGCAATTATAAACAAGTTTATGAGGGCTGAAAGTGGGATTTCAACAGCTTCTATTCAGAAAATTGCAAAGGGAATTAAAAATATTTTAAAATAATTTCATTTTTATTTGTTTTATATAGTTTATTATATATATATTTGTGTAACAAAACAAAGAGACATGAAATTTAATTTGACAACAGAAGAATTTAAGACTTGGTGCAAAGCAAACAAGGAGCAATTAAAAAATATTGATATTTTGAGAATTGTAACTTTTAAAAGACAAACAGCTCACAATACTTTACAAAGTTTTGGAACTGAAATTTTAGCACTTGAAAAGCAAGGTTTAAAATCAATTGGAATTAGAACTGTAACAGATACAAAAAAGTTATGGTTAAGAAGCCAAACAGATGCAAACAATAGTTTTTTAACTCTTTTGGCAAATAACGAAATTGAATGTTTAGAATTTAGTACATCATTTTAATTAACTGATAAAAAAAAAAACTATGGAAGTTAAAGATTTTAAAGGAACAAAAGGAAAATGGAAAATTGCAACTAAAAGTGATAGATGTATTTCTTTAAACACGGATAAAAGAGGTAGTTTTATTGATTGCTGGGGTGGAGAAATTGCAGATGTTTCAACAGAAGAAATGAAAGCAAATATGCAGTTGATTTTAACCTCAAAAGAATTATTAAACGCATGTATTAAAGCGAGTAAAATCATGAACCTTCCATATCTTGAAAAAGCAATTAAAAAAGCATTAAAATAATGAAAGTTCCATTATTAACAGTAATCGCCCATTTATTCCAGATGGTTATTTGGGCGATATTTTTCTTTTTCATCATTTTACACAAATAACATGAACTTAGACGAACAATTTAAAAAAAGCGTGATAGTGTTTATTAGCTTTATTATTTTACTTGGAGTGATAGTATTTATAAGAATAAAGGTAAACGTTCCGCAAATCAAAGAAAAACAGCAAAAAAAGGTATTTGAGTACAAAGAGCAAACAGATTTAAACTTAACAGAGCTTGAAAATGGTAAAAGGTTATTTTACGAAGAATTAAACGGGACAAGATGAAAACAGCAATTAATTTTATACTCAATTGGATTCTAAACAGAATCAATGACGGGTTAATATCACAGCAAAACGGATTTTAAAATTATGGGAAAAGTAAACATTGCAATAATTGATATTGAAACAGGAGGATTCGCCAAAGAAAAAAACGCTATTTGCGAAATAGGAGTTATTATCGTTGATAAAGAGTTCAATGAACTGGAGCGTTACGAGGCAATTATAAAGCCGTACAAACGCATTGGAAGTGATGAATTATGCAGTTATAAATTTGGTGCCATGCAAGTGAATAATATTTTAATGAAAGACATTGAAAACGGAAAGGAAATTGGATTTGTTTTAAGTGAATTAATTCAGATTCTTAAAAAATATAATGCGAAATCTTTTTGTGGTCATAACTCCAGCAACTTTGATTTTAAATGGGTTGATTATTTGATTGAGAATTATTCGGATGAACCTTTTGATTTTTTAGAATGCCTTGACACGATGAAAATGGCTAAAATGTTGCTCCCAAGTTTAGGTTCACATTCTTTGAAAGCTGTTTGTTTACATTTTGAGGTTGTAAACAATAACCCACACAGGGCAATTGGTGACGCAGAAGCCACTTTGGGAATATTAAAACACCTTATTAAATAATTTTACTAAATTTGCCTTAAAACACTTCAAAATGAAAGATAAAAAATGGTTAAAAATAACGATTGGACTTTTCATTATTCCAATTATGTTTTGCGTATTTATTCTTGACAGAATAACGCTTTTAGTTCTTCCACATGTAGCCGGAACAACAATACAAAAATTCCTTTTTGATAAAAAAGAAATGAAATCCAGTTTAATTCGAGTTATCGCAGTTGGTATTTTTTACTGGTTAATCGATTTAATTTACTATTCAATATAATCCAAAATCTTCTTAGCAAATAAATGGTATTTATTTTGTATATTTGGGCATGAAAAAATATTTCTGTAAGAATTGTAATAATGAATTTGAAAGCAATAAAGGCTGTAAATCAAGAATTCCAAAGTTTTGCAGTAAAAAATGTTCAGCTATTTACAATGTAGCACTTCCAGAAGTAAAAGAAAAAATGTCACTTGCAAAAATTGGAAAACCAGCTTGGAATAAAGGAGTGAAAATGTGGGAGGGCAAAGAACACCCAAAGGGGACAAAAGGAATGAAATTTCCTGAAAGGTCAGGCGATAAATGCAATTTTTGGTTGGGTGGTGTTTCAACTGAAAATGAATTACAAAGAAAAACACCTGAATACAAAGAATGGAGAACAAAAGTGTTTGAAAGGGATAACTTTACATGTCAGGAGTGTAATAAAAAAGGATTAAAAATACATGCAGACCATATAAAACCATTTTCAAAACATAAAGAGTTAAGATTTAATATCGATAATGGTAGAACATTATGTGTTGAGTGTCATTATAAAACAGAAACATACGGAGGAAAAATGTTAAAATATGAAAATTGAATTAATTAAAATCTCAAAACTTGTAAATAATACAGGTCAAATTGAAGGACTTCCAAGAAATCCCAGAGTTTTAAAGGACGATAAATTTCTTAAATTAAAAAAATCATTGCAAGACGACCCCGAAATGCTTGGGCTTCGTGAGGTTATTGCATACGATAATAACGGAGAATTAGTAGTTATTTGTGGGAACATGCGCTTAAAAGCTTGTAAGGAGTTAGGAATAAAAGAAGTTCCAACAAAAATACTTCCAATTGAAACATCAGTGGAAAAACTAAAAGCTTACACAATCAAGGATAATGTTTCCTTTGGAGAACACGATTGGAGTGAACTTGCAAATGAATGGAATCAAGAAGAATTGGAAGAATGGGGATTGGATTTACCCGTTGACTTTAATCCCGAAGTACTAGAAGCAGAAGAAGATGATTTTGATGCAACGCCTCCCGAAACACCTATCACCGTTTTAGGAGACATTTACGAAATTGGAGAACATCGTTTACTTTGTGGAGATAGTACACAAACAGATACTTTTGAAAAACTAATGCAAGGAGAATTTGCTGATATGGTTGTAACCGACCCACCGTATAATGTTGCTTATGAAGGCAAAACTAAAGAAGCTCTTACTATTGAAAATGACTCGATGGGGAATGATGATTTTTATAAATTCTTATATGATTTTTATACAGCATTAACTACAGTAGTAAAAAAAGGTGGTGCGATTTATGTTTGGCACGCTTCATCGGAAATTATAAACTTTGGAAAGGCGATGGTAGATTCAGGTTGGCTTTTAAAGCAACAGTTAATTTGGGTAAAAAATACAATGGTAATGGGAAGACAAGATTACCAATGGAAGCACGAACCTTGCTTATATGGTTGGTTAAAAGGAGATAGTCATAAATGGTATTCAGATAGAAAACAAACAACCATTATTGAGTGGGATAAACCTCAAAGAAACGGAGAGCATCCTACAATGAAGCCAATTGGAATATTTGCTTATCAAATAGAAAACAGTTCTAAACAAGGCGATATTGTAATAGATGCATTTGGAGGTAGTGGAACTACAATGGTGGCTTGTGAGCAAATAAAACGCAAGGCACGAGTAATTGAATACGACCCGAAGTATTGCGATGTAATAGTAAAGCGAATGATAAAACTTGACCCGACACTTACAATAAAACGTAACGGAGAAGTAACTAAAGACTTTGAGTAATGGCATACGATAGAAACAAAATATTAAAACAAGCAAAAGAAATGATAGTGCAACACAAATTATTTTTTGTGGACGATATTGTTTCTTTTTTACCTTGCGCAACTTCAACTTTTTATGAGTTTTTTCCAGCTAATTCGGAAGAAATGGAAGAACTAAAAGAACTTTTAACTGTAAACAGAACAGAATTAAAGGTTTCAATGCGTTCAAAGTGGTATAAATCAAATGCTCCAGCACTACAAATGGCTTTAATGAAATTGATTGCCACTCCAGAGGAGTTAAAGAAACTATCAATGCAGTACATTGAAAGCGAAAATAACAATGTAAATCACAACTCAAAACCGTTAACACTGGAGGAACTTAAAAAGCGTTCTAAAGAGCTGGATGAGGAGTTTTGAGTTTCACAGCCTTATTTTTAAGTGTTGATTTTCAGTCAGTTAGAAACTATTTTAAAAATAATTGAAAAATACTTTGAAAAAAGTTTGCAGTTATCAAAATAGGTTGTATATTTGTATCAGATAAGCAATTAAGTATATCACTAAAAAATAAAAAAAATGACAACTTCAAACGTAACATTCAAAGTAGAGCAAAACGCAAAGTATGGAGATTTTAGAGTAGTAAAATACTTAAACGGAACTTGGTTAAACGAAAGAGATGGCAACTGGACAAAAAGCAAAGCAGAACAAAAAGCAAAAGAATACAGAGAATTGGCAAACAAAGGAATAACAACAATGTCAGACAATGTCTAAAGTTAAAAAAGAAACGAGAGGGGGCAAACGCCCCCTTTCTGGACGCAAAAAAGCGGACTATAAAACAAAAACTATTGCTTTTCGTGTTCGTGTTGAATTTGCTGAACCGATTAAACAAATGGTGAAGGATTATGTTACGGAGCGTCTGCAAGGTGAGGAATAACTAATGTCTAACCCTCACATAAAATGTAAAACAATGAATTAACTTCAATCAATGACAAAGGATATTAAGAATGATTTTGTATTTGAAAAGAATAAGCATTTACCGTTTTAATTATGAATAAGGAAACAGATATACATTTAATTCAATTAAAGTGTTTAAAATCGTTTAGTTTTTTCACACGTTATTTCTTTAAAGGTAAGAGCCAAAGAAAGTTTGTTTTAAATGAACACCATGAAATAATTTTTAAAGCCTTACAGCGTGTTATTGATGGCAAAACAAAGAAGCTAATTATTAACATCGCACCAAGATATTCAAAAACGGAAATAGTTGTAAAGAATTTCATTGCATACGCTTTGACGTTTAACCCGAAAGCAAAGTTTATTCATTTATCGTATTCAGATACTCTTGCATTGGATAATAGCGAAGAAATCAAAGATTTAATCCTTTCGGACGAATACCAGCAACTATTTCCACACGTTCAAATTAAAAAGGATTCCAAAGCCAAAAATAAATGGTACACAACGGAGGGCGGTGGAGTTTTAGCACGTTCAGCCAGTGGTCAAGTTACAGGTTTTGGAGCTGGAGAAGTTGATAGGGAAGAAAACGATATTGACGAATTTACGGAACTGAATACAATAAGCTCTTTTGGAGGTGCAATTATTATTGACGACCCAATTAAACCAGATGAAGCTGGTTCTGTAACGGTGCGCGAAAAGATTAATAACAAATTTGATACAACTATTCGGAACCGTGTAAATTCCCGAAATACTCCAATCATTGTAATTATGCAAAGGCTTCACTCAAACGACCTTTGTGGATATTTAATGGATAATGAACCGAATGAATGGGAGGTTGTTTCATTACCAGTAATCAAAACAGATGGAACGGCTCTTTGGTCCTTTAAACATACAATTGAAGAACTTCATAAATTAAGAAGAATTAATGAATTTGTTTTTGATACTCAATACATGCAAAATCCTAAACCTAAAGAGGGACTTTTGTTTGCTAAAGAGGATTTGAACTATTATAACGGAAACGACCTTAAAACGGCTGAAATTAGCGGAAAATTGGCTTTTATTGATATTGCTGACACGGGAACAGATGCTCATTCAGTTCCAATTGGTTATTTAATAGGTAAAAAGATTTATATTCACGATGTATTATACACTACAAAAGGAACGGAAGACAACGTTGGAATGAGTGCTGAAATACTTAATAAACATCTTCCAGAATATTGCCGTGTGGAATCTAATTTTGGGGGTGGCATGTATGTACAACTGTTGACACCTTTAGTTAATGGAATGGTTTCTTTATTACCAATTAGAGCAACCAGTAATAAACATTCAAGAATAATTCAAATGGCTGGTTTTATCAAAGAGTATTGTTATTTCCGTACAGATTACGAACATGGCTCCGACTATTATCACTTCATGAAGAATTTAACCGAGTATTTAAAGACTGGTAAAGTAGAACACGACGACGCTCCAGACAGTTTGGAGGGTTTATGCTCAATGATTAAATCTTTTCACTCCGATTTATACCAGTAAAATCAAGGGTTTTAGCTTAAAAACAAAAATAATTTACTTTTTATTAGGTTTATATATTTATATATATGTATATTTGTTAAAACATTTAAAAAATAGAAATTATGAAAGCATTAAACCAACAAGAAGCAATTTATTACAGAAACAACTTGGTATCATTTATTGATTGGGATAGCGTTTATGAAGTTGAAACATTAACAGGTACAGATTTTAGAATTTCTATTTATGTTGGAACAGCTTTATTGAATGTGAGCTTTCACGAATTATCAAATTAATATTAACCAATAAAACACTACAAAATGAACAGTATTGCAGAAGTAAAATTAACCTATACAACAAAGGTTAAAGCATCGGACAGGGAAAAGATAACATCAAGTGAAAAAGCTTGTCAAATATTTAGACCGTTTTTCTCCGATATAATGGAGTATAAAGAAGCGTTCTTTGTTATGTATTTAAACAGGGCGAATAAAGTGCTAGGAGTCATTAAAATAAGCGAGGGAGGTTGTTCAGGAACTGTTGCAGATGGTAAAATTATTTTTCAAGGTGGATTATTAGCAAATGCACAGGCTATGATTCTTTGCCATAACCATCCGAGCGGAGCATTAACACCAAGCGAAGCCGATTTAAGGTTAACCTCAAAAATGGTTGAATTTGGTAAAATGATTGATTTACCTATATTGGACCACGTTATAATCACAGAAGAAAGTTATTATTCATTCGCTGACAACGGCAAAATTTCATAAATAAAAAAAAAAGGGAGTTTAAAAGCTCCCTTTGTTATTATAATTCTAATTTAACAAGCCTTTTAATTTCTTCGCTGGAGTACATTCCAACTTCCGAAAGTGTTTTAATTGTGTTTGCTTTACGTTCCAAGATTTCAGCATTTTCTTTTCGGTTTTCTTGTAGTACTGGGATATGCGCATAGCACAATTCTAAAAATTCGCCTTTTTCAAGCAATTTAAACTGTTCTGAACGTTGCATTGCTAGTTCTTCGGCTTCTGGTATAATAGTACTTTGATAAGCTTGTTTCATGCCCTCATTAAGATTTTCAAAGGTGCTACCTTTTGTACGACTAAACAGGTTAACATTCATGCCGTAATTATCAATGATTGTTAAAAAATCTTCATCTACTTCTTCGAATAACATCATATCCTTTGTTGGAAAGGACATTGATTGCCATGTCAAAGAAGCATTTGTCATAAGAATTTGTTGTTGGTCCTTATCAATTCCAAATTGTCTTTGATATTCCTTGTCAATTCTTTTACGTTCTGTATCTGAAAGTGGTATTGCTCCAGAACTATCTTTGGAAGCATTTGTAAGCAATCCAAGTGCTCCTTTCTTGGTCATAATAACGTTTCTAAACTGGTATGACGCACGAATGTTAGAAATAGGCATGTGAATAGGTATCATCGGACTTTCGCCCTTAACAGCGTTTAAAGCGTTAATTATTCTTGTATGATTAACCTCTTTTGTTTCCAGTTTGTCAATAGCAACTGAATTTCCCTTTTCAAAAACTTCGTAATAAAGAATAATATCCTCAATTTTTGTTTGTTTGTAGTATTTTCCAGATGTTTTAATAGCTACTGTTGTCGGGTCAATGTTTGTTAATTGGTCAGGCAAATCTTGATTATTAAAAGCCTTTAAAATATACTCGTAATTGTTACCGAATACACACCTGTTCTCGTTCCATTGTCTTATTAAATCATTTCCCTTTACTAAGGGATTAGGATTTTCTAAAAGTTTAACGGCTGGAGAATTAAGAATTTCAACTGGTTTACCATCTTTTCCAGCTTTGTAATGACGCCAAACTCCAGAAGCTAACAAATAACCCCTCCGATTAATTACAGCGTAAAGCTGGGGAGTAGTCATAAAGATATTATGAGCGTTCCAAGTGTCAGGATTTAAAAATTGTGCTTCCCCTGTTAAAATTTGAGTTTGATTTGGAAGTTTTGGTGTTTTGTAATACTCCCTTGAAGTATTAAAAAAAGCATTCATTATTTCTGGAACAGAGATTAAAGCCATAATTAAATTCGATTAATTTATTGCAAATTAAATCATTTATAATAAATTATTCTACATTTGCCATAGGATTATCAAATTTATTTCTAACAAGTTATGGAAAAGGAAAAGATTGAAGCCATTAAACAGGCTAAAAAAGACCGTGAAAAAGCCGTTAAAACTCAACAAATTGTAAAGAAATGACAAAGGAACAAGAAATTGCATACATCTTTAAGAATAAAGAGTTGATTATTACTCAAAAAACCAACGCGATTAAGCATGGGGATTTTTGTAATGCAGTAATTCAAGAAGATAATGGAGTTCAGAAAGCTGGTGTTGATGTTACTGGAGAGGATTCAACAGTTTTAAATGCAAAATTGATAATTAACACCACAAATGTCATTGACTCTCACATGGATTGCCATATCAACGGGTTGTGGAAAAAATCATTAAACGAAACAAAATCTTTGCTTTTATTACAAGAGCACCAAATGGACTTTGAAAATGTTATTGCTGATTCTGTAAATGACAATTTAATAGCGACAACAGAAATAATTGACTGGAAAAAATTAGGTTTTAAATTTGTGGGCAGTACAGAAGCATTGATTTTTAACGCTCAAATCAAAAAAGATGTTAACGAATTTATGTTTAATCTGTACAGAAAAGGGAGGGTTTTAAATCATTCTGTTGGGATGCGATATATTAAAATGTTCCTTTGTATAGATTCCAACGAAGCGATGTATTCAAGTGAAAAAGCTAATTGGGACAAGTATTATCCAATAGTTGTAAATCAAGAAGTTGCAGACCATAAAGGATTTTTTTACGCAATTACGGAAGCAAAAGTAATAGAGGGTTCAGCCGTTGTAAAAGGTTCAAATGCTTACACCCCCACAATTGAAATTGAAATTGAAAAAGAAAATACTGGAGCCGATATTATCACTCCAGAAACCGAAGCCGTTTTAAACACTTCAAACAACAAATCTGGGGACAAGGCTTCACAGAAAATTAGTAGTTATTTATAAACAAAAAAACAATGAAAAATTTTAAAGAATTTTTAGTTTCAAAAGGGCACAGCCAAGAGGCGTTTGATGCTATGGAACCAGCAGAACAAGCGGATTTATACAAGGAGTATAACGCTGAAATGAAATCCTTTATCAACGAATTGCAAAAAACAGTTGAAGGAAAGGTTGACCAAGTTGCTTTGGATAACGCTGTTAAGGCATTAAACGAAGGGAAAACGGAAGAAATGCGTTTATTAGGTGAAAACATGAAAACAGTAATGTTGGCAATGAAATCACTTAGTGAAAAAGGCGTTAAAGCAGAAGTAAACAAAGGTTTACGAGCTTACATTATGGAGCACTCTGAAACAATCAAGGCGATGAAAGAGAACGCTACACAGCAAAAAGCACACGCTGGGTTCTCAATGGAAGTAAACAAAGGAACACAGGGAGCAACCGATATTGGAGACCGTGATTATTTAGGTACAATCGAAGCTGGAATTGAAAGAAAACCAGTAAGAATGACCAATATAATGGACTTATTTTCAAGAGGTCCAGTAAGCACTGAATATCTTCACTATTGGGAAGAAAACGTTGTAACTCGTGATGCTAAATTCGTGATTGCTTGTGCAACTTCTACGCATACAACCAAAGTAACTTGGGCGAAAAGAACTGTTGAATTAGCAAAACTTCGTGATATCGTTGATATTTGTATCGATATGATGGATGATTACGCATTTGTTGAGGGCGAAATAAACACTTTAATAAACGAATCTATTGCTTTAAAAGCTGAATATGAATTGTTATTAGGTGCTTCGGCAACGGCAACAGATATGCTTTCAATAGACTTTATTTCAAGTGAATTTAACCCATTGAATGTTCTTGCAGATTTCAGTTTAGCAATCCCAGTTCCAACCTTGGGAGATTTGGCAATTTGTATGAAAGCACAAATCTACACTTTTGGACAGCAAAACAAATGGAATGCAGACACTATCATAATGAATTATACTGATATGGTTACCTACTTACTGGCTAAAGATTTGAATGGAATGTATTTGTTCCCGAATTTTGCGTTTGGAGTAACTGACAGAGTTGGGGATATGAGAATTGTAACTTCTCCAATTGTGGCACAGAATACGATGTACGTTTTAGATTCTACAAAAGGAAAAATTCTTGACAGAAAGAAAACGACAGTAGTGGCTTCATTTGAGAATAAGGATAACATTGAACATGAATTGGTGACAATGGTTGCAGTTGAAAGACTTCAATTCCATGTACGTTTAATCAATCGTGATGCGTTCATGAAGTGTTCAGATATTGCAACAGCGTTAACAGCAATCACAAAACCATAATCTTTTAAAAGATGAAAATTAAATTCACAAGAGATTACTCTCCCCGTAAAAAGGGAGAGATTTTCGAAGCAAGAAACAGGGACGAAGTAAGAACGGCTGAATGGTATTTAGCGAACGGGATTGCAGAACTTTGTAAATGCTCACAGGCTCCAAATGGATGCCCAGATTGCGAGGAAAAAAGCAAAGCGAAAGAGGTTGATTTATCAAAATTAAGAATAATTGACCTTGAACCAATTGCTGAAAAACTTGGAATTGAAGTGCCAGAGGGAACAAAAAAAGCTGGAATAATCGCATTGATAAAAACAGCACAAGCAGAACAGGAAAACAACTAAAAAATAAAACTAAATGGCTTCAATCTTAACCGTTCAAGATTTTGTTGGAAAGTATGAACTTTCAATCACAGAAGAAACAGAAATTAAACTTCAATTTTATATTGACCGTTTAGAAGTTTCTTTATTGCGTGAATTGTTTGGTTTGGACTTATACACTCTCTGGGACGGCTCGGTTAATCCTATTTATACCATTCTCACAGCACCTCTTGTTTTTCAAGAGGATGCCTGTGAAGGTAAAATATGGGAATCAAAAGGTTTGGTTGATATGTTAATTGGTTTTATTTATTTTGATTATTCTCGTGATGCTTACACTCAACAAACAGTTGATGGAGCACAGAAAAACGCTGGGGAAAACAGTTTAAATTCGACTTTTGCGATGGCAAATTTGCACGGAAGATATTCGGAAGCTTTAACAAGTTACGAAGCAATTCAAGCATACATTAAAAAAGAATCGGTTATTTATCCAGAATTTCACGGTATTAAAAAACACGTTTTAATCCCGTTCTTTTAATGGAAGATATAGTAAACATAGTTAAACGAGAAATAATCGATAAAATGTCCCTTAAATTGGAAATAAAGTCGATTGTAACGGTGTTGATTACTGTTTGTAATCCAAAATGGGCGAGAGTTGGGAGTTTTGTTAAGGATGAAAACAATGTTTCTTATAAAATTATAGCTGTTGATTATGTTTTAAACACAATCACGGTTGATACTGATTTTTTAGGAACAGAGGTTTATTTAAAGGCTCCAATTTTTTTATATGGAACGCCTTTAGAGGTTAACTCCGAATGGGGTTTGTTAACTAAAATAGAAAAGGACAAAATACCTTTCATTTGGTTAATATTACCAGCAAACGAAGTTCCTTTCGGTAGAGAAAGTTCCATTGAAAGAGAAGCAGAATTAAGACTTATTTTTTCTGATAATCGATTGGTCACAAGTTGGAAAATAAAGGACATTCACAATTTTAGGGTGCAATCATTATTAAATATGGTTGAAGAATTTAAAAAAGTGATTGTGCAAAACCCAATTTTTAAAACCGTAACCGATTACAGACAAAAAGTGCTTGACAAGCTGGGAACAGAAAGCGAAAAAGGTTTTATCAATAATATAATTGATGCGAATTTAACGTCTGTTGATTTAAGGTTAACCCTACCGATTTACAAAGGGATGAATTGTATTTGTTAAATTAAAAAAAAGAGAAAATATGTCAGTAGGATGTAATTGCACAAATGGATTAGGAAACACAGGGCAACCAAATTGTATTCCAATTCAAAGCGTAACTTCGACACTTATCATGGTGCCGTTATACGCAAACGATGGAACAAGAAACGGAATAAATTTAACTATTCCTTTGCCTGTTTGGTCTGATTTAGTAAACGAAGCAGATGCTTCAAAACGTTGGTTCCCGTTACCAAAATTTGAGAATGTTGAAATGCCAAAAGCTGATTCACAATTCGAAGAAAGTAATTCTGGACGTAAAGTGTTTTTACGTGAAGGAGTTCGTTCTTTCGCTGGGGAACTTTGGGCAGAAGATTCAAGCACGACTTTACTTGGAAAATTAAAAGGTAATCGTTGCGTTGATTTTGGGGTTTATATCGTTGATGTAAATGGTGATTTAGTAGGCAGTCAAGAGGGGGACGTTTTATATCCTGTTCCAGTTGATAATCCAAGCTTTGACCCTCGTTGGATGGTTGCAACTGATTCAACAACTTCAAAAATTATGGTGGCTTTTGATTTCGCTCGTTTATTTGACGATTCAACACTTTATATGATTACACCAACAGAAGCTGGAATTGATTTTAATTCTTTAACAGGCTTAATTGATGTGAATTTTGACTTTGTTTCTTGTGGTCAAACTGTTGCCGTTATTGAATTAGATTTTGATTATGGAACGGCAATTAACAAGTTAAAGTTTATCGGTGGAACAGCTCCAGATTTTTCAATTTTTAATAATACTACTCCGGCACCTGTTATCGTATTATCGGCTATTGAAGGACCAGATGGAACATACACAATTACTTATGCTTCTCAATCAGTTTCAGACAGTTTAACGTTCACTTTGAACAAAACTGGTTTCATTGGAAACGGAACAGAGGTAGTTGTATAATTTAGGTTTGAAATGTATATCCAAATCGGAAAAATTGGTATTCATACGGAGACGTTGAAATCAATAACAGAAAAGGAAGCCGTAGAAAAATTCAGTCATATTAGCGCTTTAATCGTGAAAATGGCTTGGAAGAAAGCAAACGGAAAAAAAGCGAAAAACGTTGAATAAAACGTAACCTAAAAATGGTGAAAGGGTGTGAAGCAATTTGCACCCTTTTTTTATACATTAATAAAGAAAAAGAATACATTTGCAATATGGTTGATTTAATGCAAACTTTATTAGGCGACAAACTACGAAAAGCGATGGTTATTTCTGGTCAAATGGCATGGTATGAAGCGTTTGATAATGAATTAAAGAGGTTTATATTAGATTGGATTCAAAAAGACCAGCTACAAAAGGGAGTTGATGAAGATGGGGATTTATTAGGGTTATATTCAGAATTTACGGAAAGTATTAACCCTTTAAAAATTGCTGGTACTCCTTACACTTTGGAAGATACAGGAGATTTTTACAAAAGCATGTTTATAACAGTACTTTCAGATAGTTTTATTATTGATGCGGACCCAATTAAGGGAACGGATAATTTATTTTTTAAATATGGGGATGGAATTGTTGGGCTCACTACGGAAAACATGGATAAGCTTCGGGAACAAATTAAAAAGAAGTACATCGCATTTATTAGGAGGTCATTGGAAATCGGTTAAGGATATTCCTTTGGAAAGTTGGATTAAGTGTTTAGACGGTCAATTTAACTATGTAAACAAGCGAGTTTGCAGTACATACGGAAAAAAAGATATTGAACGCTGGTTAAGAATTTATGATAATTACATACTAGAGCGAGGATTAACAGAAATTCATTTAAAGCATTTGAATTTAATGAAGAAAAAAGCTCTTTTACAAATTGATTTTATCTTAACGCATGAACGGTTTAAGTTAACATTAATTGAAATTGAGGAAGCGAGATTGAAAAATATGTTGGCAAATTCGGGAAATGGAATGAGTATTGAACAAGCGTTGGTCCACATTGGAAAATGGATGGGAGAACGAATAAGAATTAAAGAAATAACGGCTTTTGAATACTTTGTTTTATTGGACGAATTTTCAAGGGCAAACAAATAGAAATAATGGCAAAAAAAATAACGAGTTCAGACATTGCGGAAATTGACATCTTTAAATACATAAGAGATTCAGCCGAAAAAACAATTACTTCAATTGAGAAGATTAATAATGAATTTCGTGAAACGGCTACTGTTTTAAAAAAGGGAATTACAGGCGCAAAGTTTGATAATTCAAAAAGTATTGATGAATTTGGAAAATCGGTTACAAAGGTTAACGCAATTCAAAAGGACTCAATCAAAATTGAACAAGAATTAAGCCGTTTAAAAGCATTAAAAGCCAAAGCTGATGCAGAGATAGAGAAATCAACTCAACAGAAGCTTAAAACAAGCCAACAACAAGCCACAGCAGATGCAAAAGCAACTAAAGAAATTGAACGCCAAACAAAAGCAATTACAAATGAAGCGAATGCTTATAAGCAACTGGAGTTAAAAACTAGGGAATTAAAAAACGAAAGCAAGAAATTAGGTGCTGAATTACTTCATTTGGAGCAATCTGGCAAACGAAATACAAAAGAATACAGAGAATTAGCAAACACTTATAAAAAAGTAACACAGTCCGCTCAACAGGGCGATGCACAATTAAAAAAATTGGATAAAACTGTTGGGGACAATTTTAGACAGGTCGGGAATTATACTGGAGCCGTTGATAAATTAAGAAATGGACTTGGTCAACTTGGTTTGGCTTTTGGGATTGGCTCTATTGTTACCAGTGCTGGAAAAACCCTCGCAAAATTTGACGAAGCAAGTGCCGACATAGCGAAAACAGTTGGAATAACAAAGGAAGAAGCCAGAAAATTATCAGAGGAACTTTTAAAAATAGACACAAGGTCAAGCGTTGAAGAATTACAAAAAATCGCTGGAATTGGGGGTCAATTAGGTATTGCAAAAGATGATATAATAGGGTTTACAAAAGCAACAGACCAATTAAATGTCGCTTTAGGAGATGAATTTCAAGGGGGTGCCGAAGAAATAACAAAAGTTATTGGAGGGTTAAGAAATGTATTTGGGGACATTAAAACAGATTCTGTTGAACAAGATTTATTGCATATTGGTAATGCTTTAAACGCTTTGGGAGCAAGTGGTTCAGCAACTTCACCGATAATGGCTGATTTTGCTGGTAGAATTGGGGGGGTTGGAATACCTTTAGGATTAACAACGGATGAAGTATTAGGTCTTTCGGCTACATTGGAAGAATTAAATGTAACCAGTGAAAGAGGGGGGACAGCCGTTACAAAAGTTCTACAAAAAATGACCGTTAATACAAAGGACTTCGCAAAACTTGCTGGAATGCCTTTAAAAGAATTTGAAAACCTTGTTAATACTGATATTTATGGAGCGTTCCAAAAGGTTATTGAGGGAACAAAAAAATCTGGTAAAAATGCAACTCAACTTGGAAGTATTTTAGATGAATTAGGGTTGGATGGTGCTGGAACTTCGGAGGTCTTTTTAAAATTAGGTTCAAATATGGACTTATTGGATAAAAGAACAAAACTTGCTGGAGAATCACTATCCAAAACAGATTCCATTACAGAAGAAGCAAAAGTAAAAAACGAAACTCTTTCGGCTTCCGTTGAAAAGTTAAAAAACGCTTGGGACAAGTGGGTTATAGGCATTGATTCGGCAACTGGAGCGAGTTCGTCATTTAGTTCAGCACTGGGTTTCATTGCTAAAAATTTACCTTTGATTTTAGAATGGGTTGGAAAAGCCGTTATTGCGTGGGGTGCTTATTTAGCAATTTCAAAAGCCATTCAAGCATACAACTTTTTAATGAGTGGAGGTTTAAAAGTTATGGCTACACGAATGATGGAAGTTTTTAAGGCTGGAAAAGAAGCTGGAAAAGGGATTGAAACAGTAGGCAAAGAAACAACCAAAACTGGAAAAGCTTTAACAGGTGTTCCGTGGATGATTATCATTGGTTTGGTTATAGAATTAGCAATGGCTTTTTATGATATGGCTTCGGGTGCAAAAGAAGCAAGGGAACAGCAAGAATTGTTGAATAAACAAGTTGACAGAGGGACAAAAATTGCGACGATTGTTAACCAGAATTTAAGTAAGTTAACAACCGAAAGAATGAGATTGCTTGATTTAGAACAAAGAAGAAGGATTGCAAATGGAGAAAAAGAAGCCGATGTAATAAAAGACATATTAGAAAAAAAGAAACAAGCATACGGAGCAGAACAAGTTTTCATCGATAAAGCTGTTGACAAGTTGGAAACGAATATAAATCAATTAACCCACTACCAAAAAAGGGCAGAAGATATAAATAAAACAGTGCAAAAATTAAAGTTTAAAGGGGGTTATGATGCTGGAAAACAATTAGCAACACAGTTTAACGCTCTTAAAAAAATCGCTTCGTCAATAGGGATTAATCCAAGCGCTTTTGCAGATGCCGAAGATTTGGCAAATGCAATTAAAAACCACACGGAAGCACAAATAACTGGAACAGAAACAGCGATTGAATTATTAGGGGTTCAAAGAAAAGCCACTTCTGATGCTATTGATGAATTAAAGCTTCAAACCCTTGAAGAAGAAAAGAGTAACGAAAAAGAAAAAGAAACTGTTATCATAAAAGAAAAGAAAATAAAATTAGCAAAAGAAGAAGTTAAAATCAACGAAGAATTAAAAAAATCTTTGGAAGAACTATGGCAAACAGAACTTGACAGAACGTCCACACAAGAAACCCTTTTGGCTCTTAAAAAACTGGCAAAGGATGATGAATTAAGGCTTCAAAGGGAATTATCCACAGACTTATTAAATCGTGACCAACAATTGAAAGATGCTTTAATACTTAACCAAATTGAGTTTGACAGGGCGATGAAAAATTTAAAAGAAAGTGAAGACGTTGTAAAAGCTCAAACAGAGGTTAATAAAATTCAATTCAAACTAAATAAGGCAAACGGATTACAGGCAATCGCATTGGAATTTGAGTTGTTAAGTGCTAAACACAAACTGTTAGATGAAGAATTAGAAGCAGAACTTTTGTCTGTTGGTAATAATGAAGCCGAAAAGGACAAAATTCGTTCAGAATACGCTTTAAAACATCAAGAATTAGACAAGGAATTTAAGGATAAATCGATAAAAGACGAGGAGGAAAAAACAGAAGTCGTAAAAAAATCGTTTGAAAATCAAAGGGAGTTTATCAAATTGACAGCAGACTATTTTATTAAGCGTTCAAATGATAAAATTGCACAATACGATAAAGAAATTGCAATGGCGGAAAAACAAAGTGACATTTTACAACAACTTGCAATCAATGGAAACATAACAGCAAAAGAAAGTCTGGCAGAACAGCAAAAATTGATAGTTGAAGCTAATCGTAAAAAAGAAGCCGAAGCAAGAAAGCAACAAAGAATAAAACTTGCTGAAAGTGTTTATTCGGCTTATACTTCAAACGTTGAAAAGGATGAAAAAAACCCACTTGCAAAAACAATAACTGACATTACGCTTTTAAGCCAGTTTATTCAAAGTATTCCTACATTTTACGAGGGTACAGAAACAACCGTTGGTGATGCTCTTGGAAAACCTCAACTTTCGGGGAGGGATGGACATATTGTAAGGGTTGACGGCTCGGAAAAAATATTAAACCCAACTTTATCAAGAATGACTGGTGATTTAACCACAAATCAAATAGCCAAAATTGCTATGGAATACAATAACGGGAAGTTAGTGCAAAAGGGTGAAGGAGCCGTGCAAATTCAAACAGGGTGGAATTCAATAGAAGTTCTTAAAAAGCTTGATGAAATTGGAAGGGTTATAGCCGACAAGCCAGAAAGTAATATTGAAGTTGGTCGTATTGTACAGGGTGCGATGGATATTGTCCACAGCCAAAAAATAGGGAATTCAATTATTTATAATAAATTCAGGGTGAAATGAGACATTTTTTAAATGGGACTGAAATTGCACCGAGAAACCTCCCAGAGATAGGGGTTATATCCGACTTTACAGATAGACCGAATGAACTTGCATTAAACGTTGACACAATTATTTTACCAAGAGAAGCAAAAATAATTATTGACAACCATTTACAGGCACAAGGACCATTTGAAGGACTACCTTACACCGTAACAATGAACGGGGGAATAACTTTGGAATATTACATTGATTTCTTGGAAAATGCCATTTTTAGAAGCCACGAAATAGAAGTAAAAATCAAACGCAGAAAAGGAAAAGACCAGTTTTTTGAGAATGCTGATGGTTTAACTTTTGAATTAATGAGGAATAAAGGGGTTGTTTTAACCCTTATTGACGTTCCATATTTAATCATAAAAGATAATGCTGTTGAAATTGCAATACCAATCGCGATTTCTCTTTATGTAATGACAAAGGAATTGATACAAGCAGTTAGTGATTTAGCAACTGCAACTGGTAATTTAATTCAAGCCGTAACTCCAAATGCAACAGTTCCTCCTTTACCTCCTTTGGGTTCAATAATTTCATTAGTTGTTACAGTTATTGCTCAAATCATTTATACTGCATTAGTTTTGGTTGCCGTTATCAAATTAGCTCAACAATTATTTGATTTAATTTTTCCAAAAATTAGATATTATAAGGGTGCAAAAGTGAAAGAATTAATTTCAAAAGGTTGTCAATATTTGGGTTATTCTTTTCAGTCAACCTTGCTTGATTCCATTTCGGGGTTGTCAATTTTGCCTGTTCCAATTTTAAAAGAGAAAAAATCTATTTTTGACTATGTTGCAAACGACTTAAATTTCAGTTTCACCAAAGGTTATCCAACAGCAAACGATTCAACCCCAACTTTAGGAAGCTTGATAACAGCAATTGAAACCCAATTTAACGCAAAAACTAAAGTTGTGAATGGAGTTGTTCAGTTAGAAATAAGAAATTACTGGCAGAATATCACTCCGAACTCCATTATTCCAGCTTTGGCATTACAGGGGGAACGAATGGATGAATATACATTAAACCTAGAAGAAGCTTGGAAACGATATTATATTCACTATCAAGTAGATTATTCAGACACTCATACGCTTGATTTTTACGACCCAACAGATGCCGAATATAGTACGGAGCCTTTAAGTCCTATTAATACCGATTTAGTAACGATTAAAGGACTTAATGATATAAATGTACCCTTTGCGTTGGGTGGAAGAAAAAAAGGTTTAAATTGGATAGAAAAGTTTGTAAAAGTGTTTTTTGAAGTAGTGGATGAAGTTACTGGGGTTTTCGGGGGTGGAACAAATTTTGCTTCAATTATAGAAAATAGAGTTGGGGTGTTACAAATCAGTTCACAGTTTTATTCACAGACAAAAATGTTATATTTAATCGGAGGGAAACAACCAGCAAATTATATTGATTTTTTAAGCGCGACAGTTCTTTGGAATAAATACCATTACATAAACCAAATTCAATTAAATGATTATAAAGTAAGAAATTCAATTAGAACAAGAATTTCTGAACAAGATTTTGTAGATTTACAGACGAATAACTTTGCAGATGTTAATGGAAACATAGTTGAAATATTAAGAATTGAATGGTTAGACGAAAAATCTTATGCTTTAATAAGTTACAAAGAGCCGTTTGATTACGCTGATGGACACGTTGAAACGATTAAAATTAATTAAAAAATGGACATTTTAGAAGCTCAAAATATGATTGATGGTATTAAAGGACAGCTTGAAACGTTGTTAAAAACTTTTGATGCAACTTTGGCAAATATCCCCGAAGATGTTAAACCACAAATAAGCTTCGCACAGGCAGATATGAATGAAATTAAAAAAGCAATTAAATCTGGAGATATTACAAAATTAAACGAATTAACTAAAAGATATGCCAGTATTAATCCAGAACGTTGAATTCTTTGATAATTTCGGAAACGGACCTTTACCAGCGTATAAAAATAATGCTGGAGATAGGTTCAACATGGTCGTTACAATCTGGTCAAGTATTAGGATTTCATCATTAGCCAATTCTTTGATACTTGATGCGTCATTGAATACGATTACAAGTTCTTCACTTTCTTGGATTGATGAAGGGTTTAGAGTAGGAGATACAGTAGTTTGTTACATTTATTCATTTGGAGGTACGATAATAAATTCGTGGAGTACAACGATTAACTATGTTGATGCACAAGTTATTGATTTAGGAACAATTCCCTTTTGGCCTATTCCAGCAAATAATGAATTTATTTCAATTCAAGTTCCATCACAATGTGGTAGAGGCGATATGGAGGTTCTTTTGAATCACGTTAAAAACAGTGTTTCTGGTTCTGAGTTCAGTTTGATTGATGGAGAAGTGTCAAGAGTAAATTATAGTGATACAAATTCAATAGCAATAGCCGGTGTTCAGTTAGGAACAATTACAGGAAATCAGTCAGGGCAGTATTTAATATCTTCGTCATTGACTAGGCTTCCAAATCCTGCAACAAACGAAGTAGCATTTAGATTGTCTTTGGACTTTTCAAATTCAGGTGTTTACGAACAGAGTTGGTTTAATACTTCTGAATGTTTAAAGCCGTATTTAAAATTGAAGTGGTCAAGAGAGCCACTTGAAACCTCAAATCTATACACTAAAGTACTGAATGAAACGGCAAACACAGGATGGTTTAATCAAGGGTACAATACGTTTCCGATTAATTCTGTATTAGTGCAAGGAATTCAAGAAATAGACTATTGCGCTCCTTCGTCACATACAATTATTGTTGAAGGTCCGATTGCTGACGTTGGAATTGGTGCGTCTTATATTCCTTTGGATGAAACGTACTACAAAAATCAGTTATTATCTCAAAAAGATTTAGGGTTATTTTTACCATCTTCAAGCATTGGTATTCCGTTATTAATTTCAGGGCAAAATGGTTCAGGAGCAGGATGGACAATTACAATTGATAATGTTTCTGTTTTAGGACTTCAAACAACTATTGAATTGACATTTACTCCGAATGGTGCAATGAATTCATTTATGAGTAATCGTGAAGATGGAGATAGATTGTTCTATGTTTGGGTTAAATGTGGGAACGTCAATTTACTAGCGTTTGCCGACCAATTAACTTGCAGTGCGCCTGTTGGTGCTCCATTGATTATCGAGGGGGAAACAGCCTATTTTGACCATTCAGAAAACATCACAGAATTGATTACTACATCTGACGAAATTGAATTCAATACTGAAGACGATGCAGGATATTTTGGATATTTTATGTTAGATAAATTTGCTATAATTGATTCGTTTACGGCAAAGATTGAAGCGTTTAATACATCCACTCAGAATGATTTCACTTTGTTACAAATAGCGTTTAATTTTACAGGTGTGTTGATTTCAAATGATGGTAGATACTTGCTAAATCAGACAATGGTTGTGAATCCAAATTTACCAACTACGTCATTGAAAAGAGAAGCGAAATTATATTTGCTTCCTATTTACGACACACCAAGTCAGTATGCAGTTGGTATTTATTTTCCGTTCATATTTAATTGGCAATATTGGTTAACTCAGACCAATGCGAATGTTGACTTTTATCCTAATCAAAACAGAAATTGGCAACAGTACGATGAAACTCTAGGAGATTGGAAAGTTCAGATGGAATTAAGTTTACTTGAAAATGGTCTTTCACATAACTACACAAAAGATATAACAATTAAGCCTTATGATTCAGAAGAAAATATTGACCAAGTAATTGAGTTGTATATTGACTCATCAAATTTGAATGTTGGAATTGTTACTGAAGGACAGTTGATGCGAGTAGTAGCAACGCATACTTTGAATTTTGGATATTGGAATCAGTCGGAAATATGGGGAATGATAACAGTTGAGCCAAGAGAATCTATTCCTAGAAGGATTTTAAGTACAGTTGTTCCTTATGATAATGACTTGACAAATCCTTTAAAGCCATTGACAGGATTGTTAATGCCAATAACGTTTCCTGCACCAAATGTTGCTAGAATGGAATGTTATTTTAATCCTGACTTAATTAATTTGGAAAATGGTTGTAAATTTACAACAAAGATTAAAGGTTGTTTGCAATCTGACGCCATTGTTTTGTATAAAACAACTGCACTAGATGGTATTCAGAAAACGACAACTAATGGTGATAATAAAACTTTAGCACAATAAATTATGGAAATTAATCAGTACCCAAATGAAAGTCTAGTATTTCAAGATGAAGACTTTTACGATATTGACTTTTGGAACGGAAGTAGTTTTGAAACGAAAAAGATTCTAGGTTCAACAATTAAAGCAGGAATTCGACTTGGTTTATTTGATTTAGCAATAAACACTACTGACGATATAACTGAAGGAGCAACTAATGAATTTAACAAAACCCATACAGGTGAAGTTATCGGGTCTGTTGCCTTAACCATAGCAAATAACGTAGTTTCTAATGCAAAACTTATAAATGTACCAACGAGTACCATTAAAGGCAGGATAACGGCAGGAACAGGCTCTCCTGAAGACCTTACTCCTACTCAATTAACTTCGATGCTAAACATTTTTACTGATTTGTTAAAAGGTTTGGTTCCTGCAAGTGGTGGTGGAACAGTTAATTTCCTTCGTGCAGATGGTTCTTGGTCGCCAATTCTAACCCCACCAATTGCAAATGGGCAAGTTTTTGTTGAAACTGCAATTGGATCAGCCGTAACAACTTTGGTTTATACTGCAATTCAGAATATAATTTTACCTGCAGGAACTTGGTTAATTTCAATCGATGGTGAGGTAACTCATAACACAAATAATACTTCAATATTTGTTGGAATTGGTGTTGCAGGAGTTTACGAAC